TTGAAGAAGCTGTATGGTCTCTCGGTCAAGAAGCGCAGGACAGAGATGAAGAAAGTGCTTTCCTTCGCGCTTGCGCCGACCAAGCGGGCGATGATTGCCAACGCACTCAAGGTCAAGAAAAGAGGTGTTCTTGCCAACAGCATCACCACGGTAGATCAGAAGGCTACGGGCATCGGCTCACGCATTGGTAAGCGTACTGGTCCCACCATTCGGGGTAAGAGCAACAAGCGGGCGTTTCACGCTCACCTTGTCGAACTTGGCACAAAGAAGAAGCGCAAGACGGTCAAGCCCGGAGGCAAGTACTTCAGGTTCTACAGTTTTAAGAATCGAAGGTGGGTCTTTACCAAGACAATCAACCACGGCAGTAAAGCAAGACCGTACATTAAGCCCGCATGGGAATCCACGCGGCGGGGCATCCCCGGTCGCATCAAGGAGAAGATGAGGCGTATATTCAACAGTCTTGCAAAAAAGATGGGAAAATGATTCATATCGTTCGCGCACGTATGCTTGAGTTCAGTGACCTCACTGACCTTGTTCCAGCCGGGGACATCCACCTTGTCAAGGCTCGTCAAACAACAGCCCGTCCCTACATCGTCATCGACCTGGAGGAGACCCAATTTGAGCGTAACAACCTTGATGTTCACGGGGAGACCTACAACGTCTTGGTGTACATCACTTGCGAGAAGATCAGCGAGGGATGGAGTATCCACAACGAGGTCAAGCGGGCGTTGTCGGAGTTCGATGGATCGGTGACAGTCGATGGTGTAACCTACAATTTCGGGCAGTGCAGTCTTATGGACGTAATGACCGATGCTCACGAGTTGCACGACTTCTACATCGTCGCAATGTCGTTCAACATCATCATGGGCGTTTAATCGAACTTGGTTTGTCTTTTCGTGGGTGACTCCGGCTAACATTGCGCAAAAGAACAAGAGATGGCGGCAGTCAACGGAAATTGCGTTACACTCCATGTCGGGACAGGCACAACGGCTCCTACCACGATTACAGGTACTGCAATCGCAGGTGTCACGAGTGCCTCAATTAGTTTGAGCAACGCGACCTTTGAGGTCACTTCAATTGACGATCCCGACAATTGCGACACTACTCGCGACTTTGCTGTCGGAACGACCAGTGGTAGTGCGAGCATTGAAGGCGTGGTCGATGAGGACTTGGCTAATGACGGCTCCGTTCTCTTTACTCACTTCAACAACAAGACTCAGATCACTGTTTGTTGGAGTGATGGCACTAATGGTGTGTGCTTCACTGGCTTCTGTACTGGTTATGAAATCAGTGCGGGAATGGACGATTTTGCAACGTTCTCTGCTTCTTTTGAAATGACCGGACTCCCAAACTTCGTCTAATATGGCTACAGTCAATTCAAACACTTGTGTCATCTATATTGACACCTCCAATAGTGGTGTCGGTAGTGTTGATCCCGCAGAGACAGCCACTGTTAGTGGCATGAAACCCATTGCGTATAGCACATCAGCAGGTTTGAGCTTGAGCAATGCAACTTTTGAGGTCAACTACAAAGCCGCTACCGGAGCGACAGGAACTTCCGCACCCTTTTTGACTCCGACCAGGGCGTTTCGTGCAGGAACTCAAAGCGGCTCATTGAGTTTTGAAGGCGTTGTGGATTTCACCGCTGTGACCAGCACTGTGAGCATTGAAAACATCTTTGACAAGTTCAAGGACAAAGGTCAGATTACCGCTTGCTGGGCAAGCACATCTACTTCAACTCAAGCGTATGCCGCACAGGGCTACCTCACCAGTTTCGAGATGTCTTCTTCAGTGGATGATTTTGCTACTTTCAGCGGCACTATTGAACTGGTAGGCGACATCACTACACTCTGATGTAGTATATTCGGGCAAATATCCGAATATGAACTCTCTTTCCGGCAAGTTTCAATTGACGATTGGCAAGAAGAAATTCGAGTGCCACTTGTCTATGAACGCCTTCCGTATGTTGTGTGAGAAGCATGACTTGTCTCTTGATCAGTTGCAAGCCGCTCTCGCTACACGTCCTGTGCAGTACCTGCCCGGCGTGTTGTACTATGGAGTTCTCAACCATCACCACTTCAACAACAAACCCACTGACGACCTTCCTGCGTATGAGTACTTCTCTGCGCACATCCTCGACGATGCCGAAAAGTTGCCTACCTACGTAAGCTGGGTCGGAAAGGTGTTTAACGGCGAAGAGGAGAAGGGCGAGGAGGGAAAGAAGTAAGCGGTCGAGACTCGGCAACCACCTGGCACGAACTGTACGCAGAGGGACTCTCTTGCGGTTTGTTGCCGGATCAGTTTTGGTCGCTCACCTTCTTCGAGTTCGTCAGCTACTCGCGGTCAATCCGGGAGGCGGATTCCCGCGCTTGGTGGCATACGGCAAGCCTGATGTCGCTCCATGCCAACCTTAACCGGGACAGCAAGAAGCGACCACAGGGCTACAAGCCATCCGATTTCCATCCCTACGGCGAGGAGAAAAAGAAAGCAAAGTTTGTTCGCCCGAAAGAAGGGGAGGTAGAGGAACTTGCTAACGACTGGGCTAACAGGCTCGTCGCACAGAAGGATGGCAGAGAAAGTCAGTAAACTATCGGTCATACTGTCCTTGGACAGCACCAAGTTTGAGAGAGCACTTGGTGAGACCGAGAAGAAAATGAAGAACGTTGGTCGTCAACTGTCCCAAGTGGGGCAGGACATGACCATCGGATTGTCGCTTCCGCTTGCCCTGATTGGTAGGCAGATCACGCAGACAGCCACCGACTTTGAGTATCAGATGGCTCGTGTCGCCGCTATCAGCGGTTCTACAGGCAATCAGTTTAGTAAGCTTACATCAAACGCCGAGAGACTAGGTGCGGCGACCATCTTCACTGCGCGTGAGGTTGGACAGCTATCTGAGGAGTTTGCCAAGCTGGGTTTCACGGCAGATGAAATCATCAAGGTAACCGAAAGCACCCTGTCTCTCGCGCAGGTGACTGGGGCATCTCTACCTCGCGCCGCCGAGGTGTCGGGAGCCGCGCTCCGAACCTTCGGACTGCAAGCGGAAAAGATCGGAGAGGTCAATGACATAATCGCTGTTGCTATCAGCAAGTCGGCATTGGATTTCGAGTCCTTTGCCGAGACCATGAAGTACGCGGGATCGCAAGCGGCGATTAGTGGCGTGAGTATGCAGGAGTTGAGTGCGGCAATGGGTGTCCTTGCCAATACGGGCGTGAAGGGTTCAATCGCAGGTACTCGTCTGCGGATGATCTTCGCCAAGTTGGCGCAGGAGGGCGGGAATGTCCACGACAAATTCATCGAGTTGATCAATAGCAACTTGACGATGAGCGAGGCTATTGAACGCTTTGGGATTCGAGCCGCCACCGCCATACCTGTACTCCAGCAGAACCGCGAAGAGTTCTTCAAGTTGGAGAAGCAGATGAGGTTGTCGTCAGGCACTCTTGCAATCATGCAGGAGACCATGGATGACACGTCATTTGCTATGCAACGCAAGTTGAAGTCGGCACTTGAGGACGTGAGTATTCAGATGGGTAAAGCACTGCTCCCCATGGTGAATACTGTCGCTCAAGCCTTTATCTACCTTGCCAATGGCTTTGCCGCACTGAACCCCGTCATTCATGGTGCAATCATAGCCTTTGGCGCACTTGTAGCCGCAGTCGGTCCGCTGTTGCTTGCTATGGGCAAGTTGATGCAAATCATACCCGGATTGTCCTTGGTGTTCCCGCGACTTGCGGCAAGTATTGCATACTTGGCATCCCCAACAGGATTAATTATTGCCGCCGTTGCCGCTTTGGGTCTTGCGCTGTACCAGGCATACAAGCCCGCAGAGAAGTTGGCTGATTTGTCAGAGCGGCTTGGTGATGCCGAGCGAAGCGCGGCAGAGAACACCGTTGAGAACACGTCGAAGATTCGTCTTCTGATTGATGCGTACAAGAATGAGAATCGCACTTTGGAAGAGAAGCAAGACATTCTTGACAAGTTGAACGAGTTGCAACCTGATTACTTCAGTGAACTTGATGCAGAAAAGACAACCATAAGCGACCTTAAAACAGCATACGATCAAATGTTTGAGAGTATGCTGAAGATTGAACGCGCAAAAGCGTTCATGGCGGAGTTGAATAAGCTGGAACAGCAACGAGTCGAAGCTTTGATTCGTCAAGACGAAGTCACACGGAAACTTGCTTCAGCCCAGTCAAAAGCCCAAGCAGAGAATCGAAACAGTATGCAAGCGACTACGTCTTTTTCAGGCGTAAAAAATGACTTCATGTTTGCAGGTAGTGGTAAGACGGCTCAGGCAACTGCGGCAGATAGCTTAGTCAGATCCCTTGAGGGCGATAGCGCGGCGGTACAGACTGAAATAGACAACATAGAAGCACAAGGACAGCGTTTGCAAGAACTCATGAAGGATCAGGGGCTGTTTGGTTTGTTGACAGGTCTGTCCGGTTCGGGTAGTGGTGCGGGTGAGGCTGTCGAAACTGGAGCCGCGCTCGACTTGAGCACAGATGCTACCAGGGGCGAGAAGGCAATGACCACCTTGGGCAACGCCCTGTCCGAGACCGAGATGAGGATGGCTCACCTTGGACTGACGGCGGAGGAGGCGGCGAAGGAGAACCTCAAGGCGTTTGAGACTGCACTTGGATCGCTTATTACTGCGGCATCGGAAGGTGAATCAATGGGCGGCAGTATCGAGTTTGTCGTCAGCGAGATGGAACGCTTGCAGAAAACCATCGATGAGATCGAACAGCAGGACAAGCTGGACAAGGTCTTTAAGAAGATGGAAAGTGCTCTTGCGTCATCCAAGCTTGCATTGCAGGAAGGAGCCATAACTCCTTTGCAAAATGCCAAAAACGAGATGAAGGCTACTAAGAGCCTTATTGACTCGTTGTCAAGCGGCTTTGAAGGTCAGGAAGGTGTGATCGCCTCGCTGACTGCCACCTACGCTCAACTCGTACAACAGGTTGAACAACTCACGGAGGCGGAGCGTATTCAGAAACTTGAACAAGCGGCAATCGCAAAAGGCAATGAAGCACTCATTCAAGGCAGTATGGAGGTTGGTCAGGCTTTGGGTGCGGTTGCCGCGTCCGGTGAGGATGCTGGCAAGGCGATGTTGGAAGCTACTACGGGTGTTCTTTCGGGACTGATTACGCAACTGTACTTGCTGTACGCCAAGTCGGTCATGACCAGTAAGACCATCCCCGATCCATTCTTGAAGCTTGCGGCACTCGGTGTCGGTGCAGGTGTCCTGTCCGGCTTCATTGGCAACATTCCAAAAATGGCGAAAGGAGGTATCGCGGTTGGAGAGCAGGTTGTGACGGTCGGCGACAACCGCTCCGGTCGTGAGGCAATCATCCCGCTTGAGCGACTGCCATCTATCATGAGCAAAATGAACGGAGGCTCGACCAGGGTCTACGGTTCTATACGAGGAGAGGACATACACTTGAGCAATATGCGCGGAGCGCGAATGCAACAGCGAATCATCTGACATGGCAGTAGTTACAGTATACACGGCTCAATTCAGCAGTCAGAGCGGTGACACCTTCCGCTTTGACATCGTCGATCTAAACTACGGTGAGAACCTATCGGAAGACAACACCACTTACGGTTTTGGATTCAATTTCCTCCCGTTGGAGATGGATGTCATCCACGAATCGGCTGTGCTGTCGTGGGAGGGCGATTCAAGTCAACTTGCGCAACCCATCATAGGCTCGAAATTTGAGATCACTGCCCTCCTTGAAGAGGACCAGCGCGGACTAATAGATGCCTTCAAGAAGTGGAAGGAGCATCGCCTGTGCTGTGAAATCTACAGGCACAATGGCACGACTAATGACCTGTCTACCGATAGCAATTGGGACATCTATTGGCGCGGGACAGCGGTCAACGAGGCAATCACTTATGCCTTTAGTTGTTATCCGCTTGAGGTCAAGATGACATTCACGGATGGTCTTGCTCTGCTTAAAGACCAACCGTACCTGAATCCCACGGACGATTCAGACTACCTTGATGATGGTCTCGAAGGCACTGTCGCCAACAGTAGCTTCGCTCCGTTGCGCGTTCAGATTGGAAGGTGCTTGAATCGCCTTCCGCATAATGCCCTGTGGGACGCTCAAGAGAATTACTTCACCGAGCAACTTGACCTGTTTCATTGGAACCACATTGATGAAACCGCCGATCCCGACGAGATCAAATCCATCTTGGACAAGACAGGGTGCGACCAGCGTGTGTGGTATGAGATTCGCGTCTACGATGGCGAGTGGTATCGCAAAAGCAAAATTGTCACCAACGGCAGTACTTGCTATCAGATACTTGAGGACATCATGGTGACCATGGGTGCTACCCTACACCATAGCGGCGGACTGTTCAATGTACGGTCGCCGTTCATGCAAGAGAGCGACAGCGTCAACAACAGCCGCAGGAAGTGGGTGGCTGACAAACGCAGTATGATCACTACAG